ATGGTGGACTTGGTGGAAGTTTAGCTGTGTTGTATCAATCTATACCAGACTACGACAGAAATAATTTTAATGTTGTTGTGATAGGAAAAAAGACAGATAAAAATGGATATGAATATCCTATTTATATTAGATTACCAATGGACTTTAATTCTCAAACTATTGTTGGTACAGTTAGTATGGCTTTTGATACTGCTTTTGGTTTAAATAAACATTTAACTTGGGATGAAAAAATGGGGATGTTTATGAAACAAATGGCTTTAGGATTACCACAACAAACTCCTTTCTTTACTATGATGTATGATGTTTTTGCATTGATAGGTGGTGGAAATCCTTTAAATAGATGGGATGCACCTATCCTAGATAGGAATATGGCTGAATTAAGTGTTTCTGATAGAGGTGTAGTAAAAGGTAAAGAGATATTAAAGTATTTATGGAATACTAATGGAGGTAATTTTGTATATAAATTTGACCAAGTATTTGATAATAAATCAAAAATTTCAAAAGAATATGAACGATTAACTGGTTTCCCTATTATTGATCCTTTCTTTAATAGATTTGTTAAAATAGGTAAACACCCTGTTATTAAAAAATACAATGAGAAAAAAATGAGTTTAAGCCATAGTGAAGCATTAGTTGCTTATGATTTAAGAACTGCTATTGATAAGTTAGTAGATAGTAAAGAACCTTTAACTAAAGAGGAAAAATTTGCTTTGTCATATACTAATAATCTTGCTAATAATTCTTACCTAATAGAGAAGTTAGCAGCAAGTGGAGAAGGTCTTGAATTGTTAGGTGAATTATTAGGTGCAGATAGTAAAGAAATGATATTAATCCTACAAGCGATAGAAGAAATAAGACTTCAAAAGGCAGAATAATAATGATAGTATATAGAAAATGACTATTTCAACAACTACAATAAAAAACAGTTATAGCGGTAATGGTGTTCTAACTGTATTTGCTTATACTTTTAAAATAGCTACAACGGCTGATATAGAAGTTATTATCCGATCTTCTACAGGATCGGAAACTGTTAAAGATTTAACTACTCATTATTCTGTAAGTGGTGCAGGTAGTGCTTCGGGTGGAAATGTAACTATGGGTACTCCACCAGCTACAGGTGAAACATTAGTTATAAGACGAGCAACAACTCAAACACAAGCAGTAGATTTAGTAGAAAATGATCCTTTTACAGCAGATAGTGTTGAAGGTGCATTTGATAAAAATTTATCTATAGCACAAGAATTACAAGAAGAATTAGATCGTTCAATTAAAGTATCAAGAACAACTACTATAGCATCATCTGAAATTACAGCTTCGGCTGTTGATAGAGCATCTAAACTATTATCATTTGATAGTAGTGGTAATTTAGCAGTAGATCAAGAATTAGGATCATTTAGAGGAAACTGGGCAACAGCTACAGTTTATGCAGCAAGAGATTTAGTTAAAGATACATCTAATAATAATATTTATTTAGCAAACACAGGTCATACAAGTTCGGGTTCTCAACCAATTAGTTCAAATACAGATGTAGCAAAGTGGGATTTGATTGTTGATGCAGCAGCAGCATCAACAAGTGCTACAGCAGCAGCTTCAAGTGCTACTGCGGCTGCAAGTTCTGCCACAGCAGCAGCAAGTTCGGCAACTTCGGCTGCGAGTTCAGCAACAACAGCAACAACACAAGCATCTACAGCTACAACACAAGCTGGAATTGCTACTGCAAAAGCAGTTTTAACAGCAGCAGATGCAGTTAGTACAGCAGCAGATGTTGTTTCAGCAGCAGCTTTATTAGATACATTTGATGATAAATTTTTAGGAAGTAAATCAAGTAATCCAACACTAGATAATGATGGTAATGCATTAACTGACGGAGCAATTTTCTATCATACTGGTGATAACAGGATGAAAGTTTATGATTTAGGAACAACTACTTGGTTTTATGTTTCTCCATCAAGTTCAGAACAAACTAATATAAATTTAGTTGGTGGTTCAATCGCTAATGTTAATGAAGTAGCAGGTAATTTAGGTACTATTAATGAATTTGGAGAAAGATACAGAATTGCAAGTGCAGCCCCATCTTCTAGTTTAGATGTTGGCGACCTCTATTTCGATACAACAGCTAATGAATTAAAAGTTTATAAATCTTCTGGATGGGCAGCAGCAGGTTCTACAGTAAATGGAACAGCTCAAAGATATAATTATACTGCAACAGCAGCTCAAACAACATTTACAGGTGCAGATACTAACGGAAATACACTTGCTTATGATGCAGGATATGCAGATGTATATTTAAACGGAGTAAGATTATCAGGAGCAGATATTACAATTACTTCTGGTACTTCTGTAGTTCTAGCGGCAGGTGCTAGTGCAGGAGATATTTTAGATATAGTTGCGTATGGTACATTTAATGTAGCAGCAGTTGCAGGTTCAGCTATTACTTCTGGAACAATTAATGCGGCTCGTATGCCAAAATCAGTTGCGGCAGTATGGGAAAGTAAATCAAATGATTTTACAGCAGCAGCAGGTAAAGCATATTTTTGTGATACTTCAAGTAATGATATAGATGTTACTTTGCCTTCTCCGACAATAGGTGATACAATAAGATTTTTAGATGTATCTGCAACTTTTGACACAAATGATTTAACAATCTTGTATGGAAGTAGTAAGATACAAGGAGCATCTGCAAATTTAGATGTAACAACTGAAAGAGCAGGATTTGAATTAGTTTATTACAATTCAACACAAGGGTGGTTATTAAAAGATGTCTAATTATAAAGATTTAAAACATAAAAATTTAGTAGATGCAGGTACAGCAGGTACTAGAGTTGCTACAGGTACAACAGCACAAAGAGTGGCTACTACTGGACACTGGAGATATAATTCTACTACAGGAAAATTTGAAGGTAGAAATGCGTCAAGTCATATTGCTTTATCAGTTCCACCAACAGTTACTTCTGTTAATGACAGTAATTTTACACAATCAGAAATAGATGCAGGTCAAGATATTGTTATTACAGGAACAGGATTTGAAAGTGGTGCAGTAGCATCTTTTGGTGGACAAAATGCAACAACAACTACAATAGATAGTGGAACACAAATTACAGCACGAATACCAACAAATTTAACTTCTGCTAATGACCCATTTACAGTTACAATTACAAATCCTGATGGATTGGCAGGAAGTTTATCAAGTGCTTTTAATATTGATGAAGCACCTGCTTGGGACACAGCAAGTGGAACAGTAGCAACTATTAATGATATAGCTACAGGAACACACGCAACATTAACAGCAACCGACCCTGAGGGTGCAACAGTTACATATTCTGAAGTAGGAAGTAATTTATCAGGATTTGGATTTACTCTTAATGCTTCTACAGGTGCAATTACAGGCAACCCTACAAATGTTGCGGCTTCAACTACAAGGTCATTTACTTTAAGAGCAACAGACCAAACTGCTCAAACTTCTGACAGAGCATATAACATTGTAGTTACTCCTGCTATAGATGGAACTACTAAAGCTAGAGCAGTTACAGTTTCAGCAGTTCAAAATCCTATTACACAGGTACTTGCGGCAAGAAGTGAAAGTGATGGTGCAATAACAGAGGGAGTTTATTGGACTTATTCAACTAATACTGCAGGGACAAATTATTATAGTGCAAGTGCTTATCGTAATATTGGTGGTTCAACTTGGATGTTAATGCAGAAAAACTTTGTACCACACGCATATAAAAATGGAGATGGTGTTTCTGCTTTAGACCACCCATTAGCTTATGGATTAATGAATAGTGATGGAAGTTCAGTAGTTGCTACTAATACAAATTTAGGAAGTGGTGCTAATAATGCGGCGGCAAGTTTAGGGGATTATCATTTAAGAGTACCGATAGATACATTTGGAGATAACATATTTACTAAACTTGGTGGTTATAACAATGATAACAGTACGTTTGGTAAAGCTACTATAACAGCAAGTACCTTAATGTCTAATATGAAAAATGCACAAGCATATAGTAATGCAAGTTATTCAACTAATAATTGGAGTTCTTATCAATGTGATGGACATAGTATGTATATAGTCTTTTGGGTTTATGACAATACAGGAGATACCGATTATGGAAGAATGGGATTTACTGATAATGGTTCAACAGGACAAGATTTACACAATGGGCCAGATGATTATAATGGTACTTCTTGGATGGGAGATAATAATTCCAATTATACAGGTCAGAATGAAGATAGTCGTTTAGGTGGTATTGAAGGAAGATTATCATTTTGGGTACAATAATTATGGAGAAAATATAATATGACAAAAGCAAGAGATTTAGCAGACATAGTATCTAATTTAAGTGCAAACGCAGAAAAAGCAGTTGTAGTTAATGCAGGAGGTACTGAACTTACTTTTGGAGATGCAGGTTCTAGTGATATATATGGTCTTACAAAGACTAACGGAACAGGTACTCAAAAAGAAGATTTAATCTTACACTATACAAATGGTGCTGATGATTTATCCGTAGCAACTAATGATACAGAACAAACGGATTTATATGATGAATCTTTTATAGCTAAAAGAGGGCTAACATTTACTGTTGATTCTGATGGTAATTTAAAGGTTACAGTATAATGTTTACAAATATGATAAAATTTAATATAGTAGGGGTAATATGGCAACTTTAAATTTAGGAAGAATTAAACCAGTTTTTAGAGGAGCTTACTCTGGCTCAACTGCTTATGTTGTTGATGACATTGTAACTCACGGAAACGAGAGTTTCATTTGTATTCAAGCACACGGAGCAGGAACACAAGCAACTTCAGTAACAGCTTATTGGACTAAACTTGCAGCTAAAGGAACAGATGGTACAGATGTAGGAACTACAATTACTACACAGGGCGACATCTTGTTCAGAGATGGAAGTGGACTTCAAAGACTTGCAAAAGGTACAGCATCACAACAACTTGCTATGAACTCAGGTGCAACTGCTCCTGAATGGGTAACTGTAGCAGGTGGTTCAATATTACAAGTTAAAACTGTTCAAACAGGCGCACACTATACAACAACTACTACAGGTCTTGGAACAAGTGGTTATGAAGTTACAGGATTAACTTTTTCAATAACACCCTCTGCGGCTTCAAGTTATATTATGATTACAGGAATGATACAGGCCGCTCACCCCACAAGTTATTCAGGGAGAGGTTGGATTACATATAATCATTCAGGTATTTCTGAAACAGCAATTTGTTCTTCAGTAGGTTCTTATGGTCAGACATTTAGATTTGAACAATCAGATGCGTCAACTAGTTCTGGCCCATATGCTAATACAGCTATTAATCTGATGTTTCACCCTAACACAACAAATGCTGTTGAAATTAAATGTAGAGTTACAGCTAGAAATGCTAGTCATGCTACTCACATTAATAGTAATTTAGCTGGTTCAAGTTCATCAACAGATGGAGATGATGGTGGATATGGTACTTCTACTTTAACTGCGTGGGAAATTGCAGGTGGAATTAGTCCATCAGTAACAAACGAAAGTATGGCAACATAATAAATAAGGAGATAAAATAATATGGTAAAAAAAATAGGCGCTATAGATGCAATAATTTCACTATCAAGTGGAACAGCAGAAGCAAGTATTGTAAATGGAAATTTAGATAACATTACTTGGGAAAATGGTACAGCACCAATAGCTAAAGCTGACATTGAAGCTAAAGTAGTTGAACTACAAGCGGCAGAAGATGCGGCAGATGTAAAAAAAGCTACTGACAAAACTAATGCTAAAGCAAAGTTAATTGCTGGAGAAGCATTAACTGAAGCTGAAGCTGATACAATCGTTTTATAATAACTCAAACAGGAGAAGACTATGGAACAAATCAAACAAGTATGGGGTTTAGCAAAATCTAATCCTAAAATTAGTATAGCTGTTGTTATAGCAGTTATTGCTATTATTTCCCTTTTAAACTAATTTACCAATCCAATCACCTTTACTATTAAGAACTAAAGGTAATAATCTAGGTATGCCATCAATAATGATACCGCTACCTATTATGAATCTTGTTCTAAAATTTTTAGCATAAGCAAAGGCAAGGGATTTTTGGTTTATTAAGCAACCTACATTCATAGCAAAGAAAAGATTATCTGGATTAGCCCAATACTTTATACAGAAGGCCGTATGATAATGTCCTTGTACTGCGGACATACCCATTGTTTGTGAAACTTTTAAAATATCTGCTGATCTTCCATGTGTGAAAAAACATTTTTCATTATTAGACATTTTTAATGTTAAGTCTTCTACCCATTTCCATTTCTTTGTACCTAAAAACTCACCATAATCTTTTAAAAATTCCCTTGACATCCCATACTTTAATGCTCGTCTATATACTAAACTACTATGATTACTTTCTACTTCAATCATATTAGGAAAAATTGATTCTAATTCTTTGATAAATTTTTTAGCTATTTTTAATTCATGCCCAGCAGAATATAAGTCAGGATCGTGGGTGTGCATATTAATAGCATGAAAATCCAATAGATCGCCAATATTAACCACGAAATCAGGTTTATATTCTTTTTTAATTTCTCGCAAGAATGCGAAGCTGTCTTTATGATGGTATGGTATATGTAAATCACTTATTACTAAAATCCTTTTGTACATATTAATTTCCTTCTATACATTCTTCCAAATTTTTTATCTTATCCTTTGGATCAATGTATGTAACAATCCCGTTATCTATATGTACATCACGGATAATAGGATGTTCGTCTTTTAAATAGTTTATTATTATTTCTTCAAATACTAACATACTCTTGTTAAGTGTATAACAAAAGATATTATATTTTGCAAGAATTCATAATCGCTGAAAGTTTTTCTGCTCGTTTTGGAGTTTGTTTTGCCCAACGGCTGTCAAGCATTTCTAAACTTGCTGTGTTGTAATCGTTTTCTTTAAGAGCCTTCCACATTGCTTTGAATTTTCCAACACCTGCAATTCCTAACTGGAAGACCATCTCAATTATTACACATTGTGCTTGGAAGACTAAAGGAATATCTCCTATTAAAGATAAAGCATTATTTTTTGCTTCATCAAAATCTTTATCAAATTGTTCGGATAAAACTTCTTTAGTATATGTTTGACCTTCTTTATAAGGATCGTCTGGTCTAACTAAATGCCCATAACCGATTGTGGCAAAACCAAGACTATCTTTATAAACTGTATCTACAAAACCTTCGTGTTCTTTTACTTGTTCTTTTAAATCGTTATACATTATTTTGGTTTTTTCATTATATCTGCACCTTTAAGTCCATATATAGCTGAAACTACCCCAATAAACAAGGCTTGATACCAAAATGGCATGTTGTTGAAATACTCAAAAAACTTTTCTACCTTTGCCATAATTTCTGGATCATCACTAAAGATACTCCAAATTAGCAACATCACGGGGGCTGACACCAAAATTAAAACGAACTCGTCTTTCCATCCTTGTTGATTGTTAGTCATGACAGCTTGTTTGTATTCTAATTCGCCTGTTGCCATCCGTTCCATGTGTTTCATTTCAGCAACACTTTCTAATCTTCTTGTATTCTGTTTGTTCTTCATTATCTCCATACCTAATTTGATTCCGCTAGGTAAGAGTTTTGTCAATAATCCAATCATAATTTTACCATATTTTAAACAACTTTATGCCACCTAATGCAAGGGCAATCATAGAGCCTACCACAAAAATTGCTTTTATACCACCTTTTCCCATAGCTACTTGTTGCTTTAATGCTTCTATATCTCTTGAATTTTTAGCTACATCTTTGTGCATTTCGTTAATTTGAAACGAAATAACATCTAAAGATATTTTCGCAGAAGTTCTAGGTGCTAGTTTCTTTTTCTTCTGCATCTTTATTTTCTTGTGGTTGACACCAAAATTGAACTAATGGTCTAGCTTTATTTACTTCATCTTCATTTAAACTTTTTATTATATTTATACCTTCTTGATAACCAGCTAAAGCACAGGATTTATGGTCTTTAAACGGCTTTATATCGCTTTTAAGCATAGGCGGAGTACATACCTGCCCTGCATAGCATATTTGTATAAATAGTATGAATTTAAGCATAGTATAGGATTATATACTATGTTCTAGGTTTGTTCTATTA